CCACGTAAATCCACCTTCAATACCACCTTGACTACTATAAGCAGGTCCGTTAGCACCAAGTCTAAGGGCTTTACCAGGTCCTTCGTATAACTGTGCAAGTTCTGACGGACCATAAACAGGTGCCTTAACTTCCCTTCCAAATTGGTCTACAGGAAGGTCACCAGGAGGTGAGAACACATTACTTGGTTCCGATGTTACAGAACCAATATAATAGAAACCAGCATTTTCAGTTGCCGGTCTTAAAACACCCGCAATCCTATCAAAAATTGTTTTTGAGTAATTTGGTCTGTAAATGTTGTATTCTAAATTTTTAAACAAAACAGACTTTTGTCCCGCACCTGTGTTGTTTAAAAACAATTCAGAACCTGTTTTAGGTGAACCATAAAGTCTTCCAAAGAATCTACCAATACCTGAGGCCAAGTTAGCCCCCGCATAAGCACCAAACAATTGTTGCGTTGTTCCTTGGTTTTGAGGGTTAATACTTGGGTCAAAATAACTGCCAGGTATTGTTGACAAAGGTACGTATGAACCTGAAAGTCTATTAAGCAAATCCGCCGATGCACCTAAAATATTACTTGGTTGAGTAATCGTATAGTTCGGCTCAAGAATTGGAACTCTACCTGTAAGGAAGTTTAAAATATCTTCACCCCCATTTACATTAAGAATGTTTACTCTACCTATAGTATTTCTTCTTGTTTCACGAGCAACATTATATTGAAACTGTTCCTTATAAAAAGTGGCACTTAACTTGGCAAGATATGAATCGTTTGAAAGTAATCCGTCAGAGCCTTGTGGGTCAGGATTTAAAATGAGTGATGTTGCCCTATAAGCAGATGGATTGAAAGTAGTTGGGTATGGTTGATTATTTGCACCTCTACCGTGTCTATTTTGAACAATTTCTAACTGAGTGAAAAATTGTGCCGAATCGTATAATTGGTTTTGAGTGTTTGTACCACCAAATGGGTTTAATGGTAACCAAGCCCCTTGAATACCCGGAAAACCTGTTCTTGCAGCTTGTTGACCCTCATTAACAATATCGGCATCAGTGTAATCGTACTCACCTTCATTACTGTTTGTATTTTTAAGGGTGTTTACATCGGCAACTTGAACATAACCACCAGACCTACCATATTGGTTAAGTGGATACGCAAAATTTGAAAAGAATGGTGTGTCAATTAAAAAATCAGGACTGTCCACCGGCGCCATGTCTCGGAGTATCGTCTCATAGTTAATAGGAGGTGTGATACTCGAAGGCGATTTTTTATAAGGCACGAGGTTCCTAACGATGAGTTTTTTTCTAAAAAGCTCGGAACTAGGAAAATCTAACGGACTCGGCATACTTTTTTATTCTATAAATACAGATTTAAGAATTTTTTCTTTATCTTTTTGATATTGGTTTTGTTCCAGTTTCTTCAATATCATCAAGAACTTTGTTCAAGGCATTTCTAAATTCAGGACTTTCAACATATTGAGTCAATTTCTGAGTATCAACTCCAGCCGGAGCATCAATCACAAATCTAACTTGTCCATTTATATTAACATTCTTCTGTACAGTTTCTGTTTTTTGACTTGTTGATGATTCAATATTCGCAGCTTCTTGAGCCCTTTTAACAAGTTGATTGTAATACGCCTCTTCGGGACTTCTTGGTTTTTCAAGACCTAATTGTCCCACCGTCTTCATAGCTTTATCTAAAACTTCGGCAGGAATACTTTCCGCTTTCTCTAACATTCTATTTTGAATTTCCTCTACCGCTCGGGTGTCTCCAGCATAAGCCTTTGCCATTAAACCTTTTAATTCATCACCCATTTTTTGAAATTCTTCTCTAATTGCAGAAGGTTGACCCATAACAGACTCTGAAAACGCAGAATTCATAACATCATTTAATCCTCGTTTTACTGCCTCCGCAGTTCTAATATTAGCATCTTGTCCAACAAGAGCATAACTTATACCAAACGGTAATGCTGCCAATTCTCTCTTAATATCTTCCATAACACCCAATTGTGACTTTTGAATCTCTTCAACAGTCTTAGGAGCACTTTCTTGTATTTCTCTTAATTTTTGGAAGTCTTGAGTTTGTAATTCACTCAAACGTTTAATTTGGTCTTTTCCTTCAGCATCTTTAATTTGTACAACATAATCACCTTTAAACTGACCAGAACCCATTTTTGCCATGTTGGCAACAAGCATCTTATCGTCCTCACTAGCATCTATACCCAAATTTATTTGGGATAGTCTTCTGTCCATGTCAGCAGCAACTAATGCAGTTTTACTCATTTGTTCAGCACTTATATTAAGTTCTGTTGCAATTTCAGCAAGTTGTCTTTGAGCACCTGGTGCTATCTTGAACGATTGTGTTTTTTCATCAAAAATGGTAAACTGTTTTGTCATATTGATAAGACTATCTTGTAACCCACCAGGGTCATTGATAGATTTATCCATAAGAATAAATGGGTCAACTAAGTCTCCCGACATAATACCTAATCTTTGGAATGCCGAAGCCATTTTAATAGCCCCATCAGGATTCATAACAGAATCAGCAAAACTCTTTGTTAAATTCATATCAAACCTCAACATAGATGCCTGAGCAGCCATCTTTGTTAACCCCATAACACCATCTTGAAAATTGAATCTATTCATCATAGACATGCTATTAACAACCTCACCCATGATAGCTCGTGAGTTCAATCCCAAACTGCTGACATATCCAATAGATTCTGCAACTGTTTCACCAATATTTGCGATTTGGAGACCAACTTCTTGGAAGTTTCCAACCAATCTTGCAGGGTCCGCTTGTTGACCAATTAATTCTGATGCCGCAAATATCTCACCAATCGTTTCGGTAGTTTCAATAACATTTCTTCGTGCCCCTTCTGAAATTGCCGTGATTGTTTTATCAACATCGTCTAAATTACCACCTAATCTTAATATAGATGAAACAGAATCACTAACTGCGTTTGAAAATTCAACGGACCTTAATCTAGTTTCACCTAAAGTTTTATTGATGGTATTAATACCATCATACAACTTATTAAAAACAAATTCCAAGTCCTTCGCTTTTTTGAAAGCATCGAACAAACCTCCGGAACTATCAAAATTTAAATTATCTTCAGGAGTTGCCATATAAGTTTTCTAAATAAATAGGTTCTTTTAAGTTTTTGAAGATTTTTCTTCAATCCATTTGTTTAACAGATACTTTCTAACAAATATGGGCATTTCATTAAACTCTTGATAGGATATACCTAACAGAGTCTTCATATAATAAAATTCGTCAATTTGGGACTTTCGGTAATCAGAAGAAAGGGCGAAAAAATTCGACCCCAAACCCTACATTCACTGTAAGGCTTTCTCCTGACGGGGTCATAACTTGTCTTTTCATATCCAAACGGGGTTCGTTATCGTACATAAATTTTCTAATATGTTTTGAATCCGCAATTGGCATTTGTTCAATAAATTTCATTATTTCACCCTTGTCAGTATTTCCATTGATACTGTGAATTTCTTTTGAAAGTCTCATAGTAACTCTTGGAGCAACTCTACCTTGAGGGTATGAATCCAAAACTTTTTTAAGGTCTTGAGATTCTCCATACGTCAAAGGTTTTAATTTAACCTCACCAGCAGATACGGGTAATGTTGTAACAAGTAACCCTTCTTCATTTGGTTGTTGACCTTTAACAATATTCAACTCATCTAATAATACTTTGGTTAGAAACTCTTTTTCTGTTTGGGGGTCTTTCAACGCAATTTCCATTTCAGGACCAAAAGCCGTATTTCTCAAGAAAATTAAAATAGCCTCAATGTCACCTTCGAGTAGTTCCTCAGGTCTAACACCAGGTTCATAGATTTTACTTCTAAGAAGTTGCATTGTTAAGTCATCTGTTCTACCCATCAGAATGTTTTCATCAGACGCTGTAAGATAACCAACTTTAATTGTTGATTTTTTGTTTTTGTAAAACACTCCACCAGATGGGAGCGGTACCACATCATGTGGTAACGAAAAATTCATTTGACCGTACTCTTGACTATTATCCATAATAAAAAACCGTAGGGTTTTGCCCTACGGTTAAATATAAAGAACTAAAAAAATTTCTGTAGTCTTAATAAATAAGAACACAACGGTCCATTCTCAATGTTGCGTTGATTGTTGCCAATCCGTCTTGGTTGTAAGCCAATGAGTTAAAGTTAACGTCAGTTAAGAACGTTCCATATAAAATCCATTTTTCAACAACAACACCTGTTGGGTCTAACATTTCAAGGTCGATGTCTTTTTTGTAACCCGCAGCATAACCCATACGACCTGTAACAGATTCAGCATGTAAACGAACCCACTCCATAAGAGCTTGAGCTGCTGATGGACCGATTGGGTCACGGAATACAACAGGAATAGTCTGCCAGTTAAATCTACCAGCTACGAATGTTGAAGTATTTAGGAATGGAATTTCAGTTGCACCAATTGTGATATGCGGTCTGGATGTAGATTCTACAAACCATTCGTTAATCCCCAATGATGAGGGGAACCTTAGAATAAAACGGTTTTGACGTTTTGGTTCGTAAGGTATGGGCATTTTCATTAATAAATCCGCCATGTTCTTTCTTGTTCTTTAATTTTTTATGTTTGATTATAAATACTAGCTTTGTGAAAATTTTTCTATTTACTTAAGTTTTTAGATTTTTATAGTTTCACTAGACCAGTCCTAGAATTCTTTTTTAGTTCCTCCTTTAGTAGAATATACCTTAATTGGTTCATCTATATCTTTAAAATGTTTCTTCATTACTTCTACATTCTTAATATCATCATCTGAAAAGCCAATAAGAGGCACACTAGGAGAAAATTTATACGCCATATCTTTTTTAAGTATAGCACTTTTTTGTAACATTGCCGCCATCGACTTTACATATCTCACAAAGTCTTCCATAGCAAGAACCTTTAAATGTTCGGGATTCGCAGCGGAACCTTCACCAAAACTTACCGGATTATATTTGTTGAGTTCTAAATAAGACCTGATAAGTTCATTATCAGACATATCCTCTTCACCCACAAACTCTCGGTATTTTTTTAAATTTTTCAAAAGTTCTTTTTTACTTATACCTTGATAATTGTTGATAATGTAATTGTAAATGGCTTCTTTAATTGTTCTTGGGTGGTGACCTCTTGCTGTGATGATGGCAAAAATAGACCCGTTATTAATAGCTTCTCTAAAGTCATCCCAAGCAGGTCCTGGTTTTGCTCTCATACTATCAATCATAAATTGTCTATCACCTTCCACTTTAAAATTTCGGAATGGACTATCTGCGAAACCCACAATTGTTGACCCTTTGTAGTCAAACTCTTCTTTACCAATCTGTTCTCTGTAAGTTGCAAAATCATCAGTAGACATTTCAACATCATCACCATTTTCATCTTTTAAAAGAATTTTTGTTGGCATGTGTACAATATTGTCATCCCAATCAAATGCATAGTATTTCAAATCTGGTGATTTTCCTTTAAATCCTTCCTGAATTTTTTTCATAAATTGTTAAACGGCTAAAAAGTGGGGCCGAAACCCCACTTTGTTTTTATTTTAGATATTTTCAAACGAAGCTCCACTTGGAGTGATGAAGAACTCAATGTCAATGAATTCAAGAGCTTTCGTTGGTTTTAAGTAAATCTTACCTGTTAAAGTGTTTCTGTCCAAATCTTCAGGTGAAGAACTTACTGTTACACGGAAGTCATAAAGACCTCTGTCTCTTCTGATTGCGTCAAGGATTGGGTTAACCGAATCCAAGAACTGTTGTCTTACGATTTCGTCATTTTGTTCAAACAACAATCTAACTGCCACCGCTGAAATCAACTTACGAGCTTGTAACAACAATCTTCTTACGTTCAATCTGTTAAGTGCTGAATCTCTAACTTGAAGAGTTTTGTTACCCCAAATTACAGTTCCCACATCTGAGAAAGTTGCGATTGGGTTGATACGACCTTGATAAAGTGTATCTCTATCTTCTTGAGTCAGTTTCAATCTTGCTTTAACTGAGTTTACAAGACCTCTTGTGTAACCCGCTGATGCGAACCATGGGAATGAAATGTTATCAGTCAACGCTAAGTTTCTACAAACTTGACCTGTTGGTGGTAAGTAGATTTGAGTGTTGTTAACAGTATCTCTTTCCAAAATCCATGGGTAGTAAGTAGCTGTATAAGATGAATCGATTCCTGTGTTATCCAAATTATCAACCGCCTGTGTTGGGTAAATGATTTCATATTGTGAACCACCATCAGGAGTATACATATTGTAATCAGGAGTTGTTACGATGTATACTGAGTCAGCTCTTTCGTTTTCTACTAAACCAATCGCAGTTTCACACAAATTAGAGTTGTTCACATAATCAATACTTGCGGTTGCAAATACATTTATGTTTGTTGATTCAGGGTTAGCAAATGACAAGATACCAAGTAAGTAAGCGTAGTAGTCAGTGTTTGCAAAGTCCTGAGTGTTATTTGCAACAACAATTCTCTTAAACGTACCATCACCTGATGCCGTTGGGTATCTTTGTGTTTCTGTCGCACCTTGTAAGTAACCCGAAGCTCCCAACATAAATCTATCTTGGTTAGTTCTAAACTCTCTATAGATGTCCCAACCATCGAATCCACCTTGGAAACAGAATGTGTACTTTCTTGAATACAAGAAGTAGTATGGGTTATCCTGAGTTGAAGGTTCTCCATCAAAACTTGCAACACCACAAACAAATGCCGGTGTTCCACTTGTAACTTGTGAATTACTGATAGTAACAACAGTAGCACCTGAGTCCATATGGAAACCTTGAGTTTGGTAATTCCAAGGTTCTGATTCGGTTGCAGTATCCCAACCAACAACAGGATTCTTTTTACCCTTGTATTGTAATAAGTCAGAATCAACACCAAATTGAGATGACATACCTAAGTAAGTTCTTCTCACAAC